GACTTGAGGAATGGTTTTTGCCAGACCCAGATAAAAAATATTATATACATGTAGACTTAGCTCAAAAACATGACCATTGCGCTGTAACTATGGCTCATATTAACAAATGGGTGAATGTAAAAGTAACTGACACTTATTCTCAACCAGCACCTATTGTAGAGGTGGATGCAGTTAGATACTGGACCCCAACCCCAGATAAATCGGTAGACTTTACTGAAGTAAAAGACTATATTCTTTCTCTTAAAACAAGAGGATTTAATATAGCAATCTGCACCTTTGACAGATGGAACTCTCATGATATGATGCAACAACTAAAACAATATGGCATCAATACAGAGATTCTATCTGTCGCTAAAAAACATTACGATGATATGGCAATGGTAGTAGCAGAAGAAAGATTAATTGGTCCACATATACCTCTACTTATAGACGAACTATGCCAGCTTAGAATTATGAGAGATAAAGTAGATCACCCAAGAAAAGGATCTAAAGATTTAGCAGATGCAACATGTGGTGCCATATTTAATTCAATTAGTAGAACAAGATTTGACGGTAATCAAGAAATTAATATACATACATACGAATCAATGAACTATGACAATGATTTTGGGTCCAAAGATGACCCAGACACAACATCTTATAATATGATAAGGGCACCAAGAATGCCTCAAGATTTAAGAGAAGCAATGGACAGGATGCAAATAATATGAGCGAATATCAAGAACTAGCAAAACAATGTAAATGTTGTACCAAGCATGTGCCATTACCTACTGTAATGAAGTTGTATGCTGGTCAAATTGTATGCCCCACTACATTACAAAATATAATTGAGTATCAAAGGTTATGGGAATCTTTTGGATCAAGGCCTATGGGATCAATTAGAAAACATTTTTCAGAGTATGTTCAGCAAATTGTGGAGCAATCTATATCAAATAAACAGGAATAGTATGAAACAGATTGATTTAGATAAAGATCATAAAGTCTCTAAATTTAAAACACCTTTTAATAGTAGCCTTATTAATGACATTGAATCAGTTGCAGACTTAGAGATTAAATATTTTATTTCTCCTAATAGAGGCCCTATGTTTTTATTAGATAGAAATAGTAAAATGTCTGAAAATACATTAAATTTATTTAATAAAATTGAACCAGTTTTCAAAGAAGCTTTTTATCAATATTATGATTATTATAACCTAGATGGAATATATATTCCAAGAGATAATTATGTAATTACACAAATGCAGGTTGGTAATGCCTATGATGTACATAACGACATAAGGGAAGAAGATGATGGATTTAGTCTTATATTATATGTAAATGACAATTTTGAAGGTGGGGAACTAAACTTTTTTCATTTAAATATGGAGTATAAACCAATAAGCGGTGATATTGTAATATTTCCTCATTTATTGTATCATTCTGTAAATGATGTAAAAATAAACAATAGATATACAATAATGATAAGCGTAGAAAAATTTAAAGACTCTAATCTTATGGGTTGGGGCAAATAAGCTATTGACGATTTTGTTTTTATTTTATATAATAAAAACAGTAGCTTAGTTGGTTAAAGCCCCGAACTCATAATTCGGTAATCGTAGGTTCAAGTCCTACCTGTTGCACACCTCTGTAGCTCAGCGGAAGAGCAACAGACTTCTAATCTGTTTGTCGCTGGTTCGATTCCAGCCAGGGGTGCGTTCCTATAGCTCAGTTGGTAGAGCAGCAGACTTTTAATCTGCGGGTCGACAGTTCGAGCCTGTCTGGGGACACGGGAAATTCCCACTTATATATAAGGAGAAAAATGAAAACTGTAGGAGATAAACTTGGTAATTTTGCCGTTACTGGAGTTAAGCCTGGAGCTTTGTCGTATGACGAAAGCTCATTTGAAGTTCTGACGCAAGAATCTTTTCCAGGCAAATGGAAAATTATTGCGTTTTATCCAAAAGATTTTACTTTTGTATGTCCAACAGAAATTGTTGCTTATGATGAATTAGTTAATGATTTTAATGACAGAGATGCAGTTCTTTTAACTGGGTCTGTTGACAATGAATTTTGTAAAGTTGCTTGGCGTAATGCTCATGAAGACCTTAAGAAAACAAATTCTTGGTCATTTGCAGACACTTCACATGCTTTAGCAAATGATCTTGGTGTACATCACCCATCTGGTGTCACATATCGTGCAACCTTTATTATTGACCCAGACAATATTATTCAGCATGTTACATGCAATAATCTTGATGTTGGCCGTAATGCAGATGAAGCGCTTAGAGTTCTTGATGCTCTTCAAACTGGCGAGCTGTGTGCATGCAATAGACCATTGGGCGGAGAAACGCTTTAATGACTTGGGTAGGACAGCTTAATGAAAATCTTCCAGAGTACGCTAAAGACATCAGGTTGAACTTGGATGCTGTAATTAATAGATCCTCTATTGATGCAGAGCATGCTTTGTATCTTTCAATTGCCGCTGCTTTTGCAACAAGTAATCCAAAGCTGTTGTCTTTTTTGGTTGCAAATGCAACCGATGAGGTTGAAAAAAATGCAGCTCTGACCGCTGGTGCAATTATGGCACAAAATAATGTATGGTACCCATTTATTGAAATGGCAGATGATGCCAATTTAAAGGGCCTGCCAGCACAATTGCGAATGAATGCAATAACATCTCATGGCGGAACAACAAAAGCCAAGTTTGAGGCATATTCATTAGCATCATCTATTATAGGAAAGTGTCATTTTTGCGTAAAAGCACATTATGAGACCCTTAAGCAAGAAGGATATAGTATCGAGCAGTTGCGTGATATCGGAAGAATTGCAGCAACTATTAATGCTTTATCTAAGGTGCTTTCGGCATGATAGAGGCCCCCTTAGCTCAATTGGTAGAGCAACGCACTTGTAATGCGTAGGTTGACAGTTCGATTCTGTTGGGGGGCTCAAAATTAAAAAAATGGTATACTGGGATTTATGGATATGTTAATTGATGAGCTAAAAAAATGGCAAGCAAATTCTGTTGTATTTTATAGTACAGCACATGGATTTCATTGGAATGTAGAAGGACCATTGTTTACTCAATACCACGCATTCTTTGAAGAGATCTACTCAGATGTATATACAACAATTGATACAATTTCGGAATGGCTTAGAAAATTTAATGTGACAGCACCGTATACTCTTCAAGATTTTATTTTAAATAATAATTATGGAGATGTTCAGGTTGAATCAAATTCACCAATAGCGATGTCAAGACAGCTATTAGATATGAATGATAAAATGATTTCAGATATTAAAATAATGTTTGACGAAGCAACATTACAAAAAGAACAAGGTCTGGCAAACTTTTTGGCAGACAGACAAGACAAACATGAATTCTGGGGCTGGTGGCTAAGATCTAGTCTCAAGTCTACAATAAATTAGGAGATAAAAATGACACAAGAACAAGGATCAGCAGCAAGATTAGTAGAAGTAGCATTAGGCGAAGTTGGAACTATTGAAGGTCCAAAAGACAATGAAACAAAGTATGGTAAGTTTACAAAATCAAACTTTCAGCCTTGGTGTGGTTCATTCGTTATGTGGTGTGCAGATCAAGCGGGAGTAAAAGTTCCTAACACAGTGTATACACCAGCAGGAGCACAAGCATTTATTAAAGCAGGTACGTGGCAGATGGCTGAAACAGCAACACCAGAAATTGGAGATATTGTTTATTTTGATTTTCCAAATGATGGCGTAGATAGAATTTCTCATGTTGGAATTGTTGTTGGCGTAAATACAGATGGAACTGTAGACACAGTAGAAGGAAATACGGCTCCAGATAAAAAGGGAGACCAAAGAAATGGTGGAGAAGCATGTCGCAAAACACGTGCATATAAGAAAAAGAATGGCTCAAAGCTTCGTAGAAGTGAATTAGTTTCTATTGTAGGTTTTGGAAGACCAACATTTGGCAAAGCGGTTGCCAAGAAGGTGGAATCTCCAGCAAAGAAAGCAGCCCCAGTAAAGAAAGCTGCAGTAAAGAAAAAATAATGTACGAGTATTATGTTAGAAAAGTAGAAGGTATAGTCGATGGGGATACAATTGATGTCCTCATCGATCTAGGCTTTGATATATTATTTGCATCAAGAGTTAGATTAGCTGGTATAGATACGCCAGAGTCAAGAACAAAAGATTTGGCTGAAAAAAAGCTTGGCCTTGAAGCAAAAGAATATTTAAAATATAAATTAAAAGATGCCAAGTCTGTAAAAATTAAAACAGAAAAAATGGATTCATCTGAAAAATATGGCAGAATCTTAGGCTGGATATTTATGGATGATCAAA